GTTTTGTTAAGATTTTCTATAATTTCATTAACATGGAAAAGAAACGTAGGTTTGGTATGAGACTTACGAGTTTCATATAGATATCGCAGCCTTTTCCAGCTTGACTTTATACGAAACATTAGTTTAGTTTTTAATTTAATTTTATTGTTTTATTTTATTTTAGTTCACGGGATAACTACTAGTTGCGACTAGCAAGAATCCTTAATAGTAACAAAAGTGCCTTTTAGGACTAAAAATTTAAAATTCTACTCCGACTTTAGTACCTATACGAAAGAACGCAATTTTACGAAGCTTTAGGCTGGCAACGCTATATGTCGAATTATTTAACGTCACCTCCTTGCGAGTGCGTGTCGACTTAATTTGCATATAGTTATTTAGTCCCCTAGAGAATAAGTGAAATTGTTAGTATGGATCATGTGGGAACAAGTTGTTTGATGTAGGACTGCTACATTTAGGTTTAGCACCCTAGTATGTCAGTATAAAAGTTTCTGCTCGTTTTCAACCTCAGCAACGTTTTTCGTTATAAAGCGTAGATTTGTTTTATTTCTTTCTTTTATTTCATTATGGAGACAAAAAGTAAAGAGACTCAAAGCGAAGTGGTAGCCCCACAATCGAAAGATGATGATTTAATTTATGTTGACCAGGCTTGCGAATTAATGGAAGATGGCTTAGAATCATATATACAGAATTTAATTGATCGGCAAAGCTTAGTGATAGCAGGAGTATACAATGCTTCCCGCGTTGCTACACTGCTTTCATCTAGGAATCAAGTAACATACTCAGTAAATTATACTTACATGAAACCTTTGACATTCTCTCCATCTACTGTATCAAATCACATTACTATTTTGAATGATATGTGCCCTGATGACTTGCAACTCATCGATTGTGCCGTAATAAAATTACGCGTCGGGCATGATGAAGTTATTAAGTTTCAGGTATTGTATAGGAAATACACGTATGCTGCAAGTTTTGAAGGTTCGAACGTCGTAATAGTAGATCATAAAACAAAACCGATTCATTTGTGGAACAATATGTGTGATAATTGTACGTATGTAGGAGTGTTTACAAGTAGCCCTAATGATGATGGAATTACGATGATGTATCGTTATGGAACTAAGGATTGTGTCTGTTCACCAACAATGGGTTTTCGTTTACAAAAGAGTAGACGTGTCCCGGTTAGAGCATTCTTTGAGTCAGAAGGAGTTACAGATGGTCAAAGAGAAGTACAGTCTTCTAATGTTATCCTCTCGGAGACGCAACAAGAGAGTGAGGATCTTGCATCTAATAAATTCATCCCATTATGGCATAATTTTGCATCATCAGAGTTCAGCCCGCAATTTACTGATATGTGTGACCGATTTATTCCATGGACGCATTTTGTTTGGACTACTAACGATTTGGAAAACCAATCAATTGTTGAGGGTGTTTTGCCACTATCATTCTTGAATAGCCATGGTAAAGTATATTGTGATACAGTAAATTTTATACCTTTTAATGTACATGCATATTGGCGAGGAGATATTGAGATAAAAGTGCATGTTAACAGTAATATGTTTCAATCTGGGCAACTTATAGGCTCATGGCTGTACGCAGCAGATTCATTTGCTTCTTCAGCAAATAAGCTCACCGATCCACGTTATTCAAATATAGCTCAGCATGTTCAAAAGCCACATATTATTGTGAGTGCGGGTGCGTCGAATGAAGCTACTTTATATATACCTTATCGACATGTTACACCATTCTTACGCACAAAGCCCGTATTTAAGAATACTATGGCAGCAACCAAAGCATTAGATATGGGAAGATTTGTTTTGGCTGTTATGGTGCCACTTGCTACTGGAGTTAACGCACAATCACCAAAGGAATGTAGTGGAACGATTTTCGTGCGTTTAGTTTCTAGTCACTTTACTGGTAAGTTTAGTGGTGCAATAGCAAAACCAGAGATGGCAGGTGTACTTGATTTAGTAAAGAATGTGGCAGGGACAGTAGATAAAGTATTAGGAGATATAAATTGTGATAATCCTCCAGATACTCGTCCGGCACCATTTTGGGTTCCCATCAATGCACAAAATTGGTCTCATGGTACTAAAACAAGAGAACCTATCAATACATTACGCTTAGATGGTCGCATTATAGGCTGCGGTAGATCTCCCGATGTTGGATATTCAGAGACGAATATACACCGAATTGCAAGTGTATATGGCCTGCTTAAACCTTTTGTATGGTCTTATTCTGATAAAACATCTAATGTAGCAGGTTCCCAGTTGTGGGGTATGTCAGTACATCCACAATGTGATAAGGACAAGTTGTTTACAACTTCTGCACAAGGGGCACGTTTGGCAACATATACAGTACCTCCTATTGGAGTTGTAAGTAGTTTGTTTTGTTATTGGCGCGGTAGTATAGATTTTAAGTTTGAAATTATTGCCACATCAAAGCATACGGGGCGTATTTTGGTAGCATATATACCTGGTATAGTTGATTATTCCAAAGTTACATTACAACAGGCAATGAGCTCACCGAACATTGAGTTCTCATTAAATACTGGAACTACCTCTTTTACATTTCGAGTACCTTATATTGCTGAAACTATGTGGTGGCCAAGAAAATATGGTGGGCCTCAAAGAGCAGATGATTTTATAGCACCAAGTAGTATTGTAGTCTTTGTTTTAAATCCGCTGGTTCCAATGGAGAGTGTCGCTCAAAAAGTAACATTCCTCCCCTACGTAGGTGCTGGGCCGGATTTTGAAATTTCAGTACCTGCACAACCATCTATCGGTTTATCATTGAATCGTCGAAATGAAGTACCAAGTGAAGATTTGATAGAATTCAAATCTGGATATTTTCCTGTATATATTGGTGCGTGGAGAGGATGGATGGATGGTGAGAGACTTATTTTTCGATATGGAAATACTACGGATCATGTAGCACAAGTTACGAAAGCATTACGTCCAGATCCAAATACTGTTATGGTATATTTACCTCAAAGTTTAGGAAATCGAACAGCTTTAACGACGAGCTATAAGATCAAAGCTAATAAGGGGGAAGTTTATCATGATCCTATAACTGGGTGTGAGGTTGCAGTTGTTAAGAATCAAAACTTTGAAGGTATTGTAGGTGCTGCTATAGGATTCCAGCAAGATGGGTATAATTATTTAATTCCTTTCCTTTTTAATTCTAACGGGCAAAAACCTGTACAGACAGATGCTGTACATGCAGCGGCAATAGTGGCAAAGGCTATGCAATTGGGACAGTTAAGCCGAGTAAAAGATGTATGTAATACATGGGTAAAAGATTCAGATTGGCTGAACAATAAACAGAATATACGATGGCGAGGAGTGTCCTATCCTAATTGTGTAGTGCGAGCATCGCCCGAGATGGCAGCAGAATCCTATGCGACTCCAAATCCTCTACAGCCTACTCAGAACTTACCATCTACTAACAGCGGTGTTGTAACATTTGGCGAAAGATTCCATGATTTTAAAGACTTGTGTAGGCGATATCAGCTATATTGGGAAGGTACTGTTACACCTGGACAAATAAGAGATAATAAGCGAAACGCGGCTTTCGTTCAAATTCCAGTTCTTCCTCAAGGATTGGCTTTACAACCTTCTCTTTCAAATCCTGTGTGGAACAGTATGCGTGATGGGCATATACCAGTAATCTCCTCTGGCTTTAGATTTTACCGTGGTGGTGTACGTTTTAGGATAGTTATAACAGGATTGGACGATTCAGTATGGGTACAACATCATCCGGATAGACAGTTTATAGGGCAAGTGCCTATTTTAGGTAAAGATATACATGATAAAGACGCATACCGGAACCATACATATGGTTTCCACGTACAGAATTTGTCAGTAAATCGCACGATTGAGGTTGAGATTCCGTTTTATAAGCCAGGTGTTTATAACTTGTTAGGAGATTTAGCTTTAGATTATGACTGTAAGCAGTATGGTACTTTAGGAGATGTAGTCATTGGTTTGGAAGGCGATCAGGCTGTTGATAGTGCTATTGATATCGCAGTGTATTATACTATTTCAGATGATTGTTCCTTTAATGTATTTTGTGGCTTTCCCGACATGGTATTTTGCGATGAGGTATATAAGGCGAACAGTAGTAATACCACGCAAGAGTTGCAAGATGCACAGGATTTTGAGTTTATAGACATCCCTACAACGCACGCGAGTAGAGAAATGATGTCAGTAGCAAATGTAGCATCTAGTAGTGTAAGTTCTATGTTTGGCAGTTTACTAGGTAGCGTTGCCTTAAAAGGAAGTAAGGTTGTTACTTCACCAATTGCCAAAGTAGTTAAGGAAGAGGTGAAGGCTAATGTATTACCAGCTATGAAGGATATCGAGAAAGAAGTGCGAAATGCAGCTGAAGATATTTCTGCTACACTTGGTAGAACAATTCCTCAGCAAGCTATTATAAGTGCCTTAGGTCAGTTTAGTCAGGTAGCTCTTAATCCAACTCCATCTTCATTAGCAATATCTGTTACATCATTGTTAGCTAATTTCGTTACGATTTCTATGGAATTAATTCTGACATTACAACAAACATTAACCACATTTCTCAGTAATACATGGGGAAGATACTTCGCTGGAGCGAGCGATCACCAAGAAGCCCAGCAAGGATCTTTTCCAGAAGGATTTATGGATGAAATGCCAGAAAAATCATTACAAGGTTTCTTAGGTATGCTTTTTACTGCAGTAGCGTCAACAATAGGGCTGTCTATAGCTGCTCCTAAACATTTTCCAGATTTGTTAAAAGGAGTTAAAGAATGTTTAAATACTTGTAATGCTGCAGTTGTTTTCTTTAGGAATACAATTGATGCTGTGGTTTATATGTATAAATATTGTTTAGGAGAAACTAATGAAGAGTTAAAAGCTAAGATAATAATTGAGCGTGAATATCCACATATGAAGGATTGGTGTGAAGAAGTTATGTTATTATTAGATCCTCGTAATCAGAATGTTATCTTACATTCCTCGAAACAAGCTAATAGAGTGTTTGACGCTTGCATATATGGGGCTAAGCTTATAAATGAGAATTTAGACAAGTCTATCCCGGGTGGTAAAGTTATATATGATTTATATACTAAAATTTGTAAAGTACGTGATGATTTGATAGAGCTTGGTAACCACCCAGATATTCGATTTGAAGCTTTCCCTATATGGGTATGTGGTGATGCAGGAGTAGGAAAATCCCATATGACTCAACGAGTTTGTCAGGATTTATTACAGCATATAGATTATAGGACTCAAGAATGTATGATATATTGGCTTGCGTTAGGACAAAAGTATTGGAACGGGATAAAAAATCCACCAGTGATAGCGCGTGATGAAGCATATGCGGTAGGTGGACAGTTTACGGAGGAGGAAATAGCTACACATCTAGCTATATGTTCATGTAGTATTCTAAATCCCCCTATGGCTGCATTACAAGAGAAGAATAAGCGCTTAAATCCTTTGATATATTATCTTAACTCCAATACTGAATTTCCTCAAATCAGTGAAGCTAGACATCCAGAAGCTATTTATCGTAGGCGTAAGTTAATGGTTAAAATTAAATATAGACAATATATTTTGGATACATATCCAGGAATTTTAGATGCGTCAGAATTACCTCCGTCAGAAACTGAAGGCATGAAACATTTGGATTTCTTTATTGCGAGGGATCCTAAAGATGTGAATACAACATACGCTGGGCCTTACAACTATACTAGCTTTATAGATATTGCGAAGAAAAGATTTAAAGATCATGTAGAACGAGAACGAATCAATTTTCGGAATAGGATGAGTGCAGCTTATGCTCTAGATCCAGATTATAATCAACTTGATGAGCTAAATTATGTTCATGGCTCCACTTTACCAACTACAACACTTCATGAGCAGTTTGTGCATCAAAGGAATGAAGCGAGAAGGATATTGTATGCTGCACCACCGTCCATTGAGGAAGATGAAGACCCTTATTTATTTAATATTTTACAAAGATTTAGATATTTATGGGAACCACCTGAAACACCTCAACCTGAAATGGATGAACCATCATGTAGCTGGGATTTTGATCCTACTAAAACAGTTAGTGGTAGTATGTGCCGGAAGAAGGAGCGCGCTAATGCAAGTATTATTGGCGATAGAGTTAAAATGGATCGAGGAGCTCTCTTGAAGTTGGTTTCTGGAGGAATTGATGTTACTGAACATGATGTACGAGGCTTTATTATTGATCCAACGTTTGAAAAGATTATTCGTAAAGCTGGGTCTATAGAAGGGATATGGTCTAGGTTTTGTCTTTGTTTTGAATATAATTCTATGTTACCTAATGAATTAACAGATTGGATGTCAAAAACCATGTTTAATGACTCTTCGGCTTACGGGGGGGAGTACAATACACATAAGATTTTACCTCATTGGGAAGACGTTACAGGTACAGATTGTATTCGGTCTTATGTGTATTGGTTAATGCGACAGCAACAGTTCCAGACGTATGCGAAAGTGCTCTACGATGCTGGTGAGACAAGAGACTCTATAATCAGAAAGTATCATCAACTTATCCGGAAGCATTCAGGGTGGGATTGGTCACGCGTTGAACGTGCTCTTAATTGTTCTACTATAGAACAATTTATTGAGCACACTGATTTTATGGATAATCCTGATGGTTCTCAGCAGTGTTTAATTGATATGTGGTTGATTTTGCGGTATATGAATGAATATGTCTCATTGAGGGAGAAGGAGTTTTGTAAGCATTGCAGATTTTGGATAGATAAGTTAAAAGATACTACTAATTTAGAATATGTACCTAGATTCGATACACTTTTATATACTAATACTTTAGGTCTTAAAATTAAGTTTGAAAATTATTGCAAGTGTAATCATGCTTTAACTAATAATGTACTTTTTAGGAATGCGATGAGAATAGTTTGGAATAAAGATCACGGGACCACAGCTCATACAATATTAAATCCTTTTTCTTTTGCTGAGTATAAAAGTGAGTATGAAAGATTGAATGTTTGGTATGTTGAAATTTATGAATGGGCAAAAGCCTGGTGGAAGGGTGTTGCTTTGCCGTTTGTTTCTGCTATATTAACATTTATATATGAGCATTTCGGACAAATTATTTCAATTTTGTTAGGGTTATATTCTTTATATCGGCTATATAATTCATCTATACCTCAAGCCACTAAAGATAGCATTACGACTGCGTCTAATGTTATTCAGGAGACTGCAGCTGCTGCTGGATCTTTTATGGCTTCAGTAATAGTAAAACACGACATAACACCTGTTGTTGTAGCAGATAGTTTTGTTGAATCTGCTGGCTATTGTAAAATAGATAAAGCTAAACCTGCAAAGGCTAACTTTAAACCGGCAGATAAGGAAGACGACGGCTCTCTAGATAGAATAGAACAGTTGGAGCGAAAATTACTTAACAATATCTTTTCCTGGAAGCTAGGTGGAATGATGAGAATGGTGATGCTAAAATGTTATATGGGCGATGTTTAGGCATTCGAGAAAGACAAGTTTTAATTTTGAAACACTATATTGAGGAAATGTTACATATTCCGCACGATGCTACTTTTATGATAAATTATATTATGAGTGGCAAACCATGCACTGGATTTCTTACTCGGAAATGTTTAGAAGGAGTTACATATTTTAGTATAAATGGAAAAATTAATGCTTCAAACTATGGCATATTGACTTTACCCAAGTTTATGCCTATGTTTAAAGATATTTTAAATTCTATAGTTCGGAAAAATGATCACCATTATGTAGCATCACAAGGACATATTATGTCTTCTGATATGGAAGGACGTATACTTAGACATCGGCATATGCAACTACGTCCAAGAGCTTTTCTAGTTATAGATGGAGATGATGAGGGTCATGTTTCAACAATCTGTAATGATGGTGCTTATGAATACTCGGTACATGGAAAGGGAATGTGCGGTAGTTTATTGATTAGTGATAAAGTTTGTAGAGGCAATCCCGGTATAATTGGTTTACATGTGGCAGGATCAAAGGGTAATGGATATGCAGAGCCCATCTATAGGGAAATGTTTGAACATGATGTTTTGACACCTAAGATAAAATATGTACTACCTGTGTTAAAATCAGCGGAATTTTCTTCAATTAATTTGGATTCTAATTTACTAACATTAGGGATTGTAGATTCAAAAATGAGTCATCATGAATCAGGTAAGACTAAAATTGTTCCATCATTGTTGCACGGGAAAGTATATGATGTTAAAACTGAGCCAAACCCTTTGAAGCCGAATGATCCAAGGCAACCACCAGGTTCTCATCCGTTGCGTGATGGTTGTAATAAGCATGGTTATGGGTATAGTATTCCGTTTGACGAGGAGATATTAAAGAAAGTATCACATGATAATCGAATGGTGCTTCGCAATTATGTCAGAAACCCATTGGCGGAGTTTAGGCAATTGACGTTAGAGGAAGCTATTTGCGGAAATGCATCTATACCACATTGTGAAAGTTTAAATTGGAAGTCATCTGAAGGATTCCCTTTATCATCGTTTCGACCACCACAATATAATAATAAAAAATACCTATTTGATTTAGAAGAAACTTCAGATGGTTACCAACTTAAAGGCTTGGCGCCGGAATTGCAAAAGATTTTACAGCTTAGACAGGCTATGCGATAGCAAGACATATGTGTTCCACCTATTTATATTGATTGCTTGAAAGATTATCGCTTAACACCCCAAAAATGTGCTATTCCAGGTAAAACTCGTATCTTTTCTATTGCTCCTGTTCAAGTTACTATAGATCTTCGTAAATATATGGGTTTGTTTTTATCGGCTTATAGAGGTGCTGGTGTTGAAGCAGAACATGGTATAGGTATTAATGTTGATTCTATGGAGTGGACAACATTGGCACGATATTTGTTGGAAGTAGGCAATAATATAGTTACGGGAGATTATAGTAATTTTGGACCAACTTTAAGTAGTCAGATTGTGTATTCTTGTATAGAGGATATTTTAGATTGGCATGAATTTAATCAAGCAGACTCAGAAACAATGCGACATCTCAAATTTATTCTAGAAAATGAGATATTGAATCCCGTACATTTGTGTCAGGATTTAGTATATCAAACAGTAAACGGTATTGCTTCAGGTAGTCCGATTACTGCTGAACTAAATTCTGAAGTTAATAAAAAATATGTAAAATTGGCTTTTCTATTATTATGTAAAAAGAATGGATTTAATTATACGCTTTCAGATTTTCATAATAAATGTCGATTGGTTACTTATGGTGATGATTTTATTATGTCTGTACACGATGATTTTATTTCTTGGTTTAATTGTAATACTATTTCAGAAGTTTTAAAAGATCATGGTATAATTTTAACAGATGCGACAAAAAATAAGGAAATAACACCATTTAGATCATTAACACAATCTACTTTCTTAAAAAGAACATTTCGTAAACATCCGTATAGAGCAGGAGTGTGGCTTGCGCCGATAGAAGAACAGTCAATTACTGAGTGTTTGAATTGGTGCCATAAACAAACTAATATGAAAGCTGCAACGGAGGAAGTTATACGAGCTTCTTGTATTTTGGCGTTTGGACATGGACCCAAATACTATAAAAAACATGTCGAGAAAATTCATCAAGCTGCTCGGCAAGAAGGGTTACTTGCAGAATATTCCTCATGGGAAGAATTAGATGAGCAAAATTTCGGTTAAGTATATACGTATGTTTTAATCTAATAACTTACGAAGCAATTCTAGGTATGAAGAGATCCCCTTGGCTGATAGACAGACCTACTAGATAAGGGGCTATCAGCGGTCTTTGGATTGGGCAAGCTGCTTCATCGTTGTGGCTGTAAGTTTAATTTAAAA